GGTATGGGGTATAATTATGCTGACGGAGTCTATTTAGAGGTTGCACAGCCTCCTTTGCTATCAGACGGGGTAGCAGTAGTAGGGCCCGCCTCCGTCCCTCACGCACACGAGGTACTACTTACAGACGAAGAGCTATACTCCTTATTAGAAACCCCTGGGCTAACTATATCCGCCGTAACTAGTAGTTCTGTGGGCCATTCTCATAATGTATCCGTGCAGTGGAGTAACGTTACCAAACTATTTACTATATTATTTACTACTAATCATACCCCTATGGCGGGAGAAGTCCCTCACTACGCGTACTACCCTAGTAGTTTAGTACCTGCGTCATTTAACTCCATAGAACTAACCCCTGAAGGGGCTTTGAAAAGTTATACTACTATAAGTGGGGGAGCAGGATACCGTTTGGATGCTGTTCTTGTATTACTCCCTCGTCCTACTGCTCATGCCCATAATATAGTACTAGAATATATGTATGAAGGCTCGGAAGAGTTGAAGCTAGTCGAGGGGGTTAATAGCAACTTTACAGGTGCAACCACTTCATGGTACGGGAGTGCCGGTACAACACTCACCTCAGTATACGACTCAAGCAGCACCTCCCACGATACGTGTTTAAGAGTGGAAGCCTCGGGCATATTAGATTGGGCCTTTATTGACGTTAACACTTTTGCTAATAGAGAGTATAGCATAGAGTTCGATTACAGAATAGTTACAGGCAGTACTCAGAAGTTAGTTGTAGAGACAGATAATGGAGACGGCACCTGGACTACAGAGGCATCGTATGCTTTAGTGTCTGATTTGTACGTAGCAGCAGGGTATACTATGCCGGGGTACATATACACTTCACCTACGTCTTCCGGATTCTTAAATTTTAGTACAACCTTATATTTGGCAGATAGGAGCAGAGCTTCTAGAACCCGTTTCAAGATATTTGCATCTGGAGGCGCGGGAGGATCTAATGATGAAATACTAGTTGATAACTTCCAAGTAAGTCAGACCTGGGCTAGAGGTGACTTACGTACTCGTAGTATCTCGGGCACAGACGGGCACACTTTAACGTACTATAATAATCTAGTTATCAATACTTCAGACCCTGAGGCGTTTTTCGAAGATGATATATACTTTATAGACCGCAAGGTGGCAGAAAATAAGATACTAATAGAATTCGAGTTAGCCCCTGCTTGGGACGTGGAAGGAATTAAACTACCTAAAAGAGAGATTATACAGAATACTTGCTTATGGAAGTATAGAGGAGGAGAGTGTGGTTACACGGGCACCCAGTACTATACTAAAGATGATGAGCCTACTTCTGATGCAACAAAGGACTACTGCGCTAAGAAGCTTACAAGCTGTGAGCTGAGGTTTGCAGAACCTTATGTTTCAGCAACAACTGAAGCAGCTTGTGTGCTTGAAAACCACTACTGGAATAGTTCCACAGGAAGCTGCTGGAACTTAAACAAGGCTATACTACCTTACGGGGGCTTCCCTGGAGTAGGGCTGGGACTACGAAGATGATATCAGATAAAACCAAAGAGGCTATAGAAGAGCATGCTGAGTACGCGTTTCCCCAAGAGTGTTGTGGTCTGCTGCTAAATATTAAGGGTAAGCAAAAGTACTTTAAGTGTAAAAATATAGCAGAAGGCCATGAGGAGCAGGACTTTGTACTAGACCCTTATGATTACGCAAAAGCTGAAGACTTAGGAGAAATACTGGCTGTTATACATAGCCACCCAAATGCGTCCTCCACCCCTAGTGAGGCAGACAAGGTTTCCTGCAGTAGGTCAGGACTCCCTTGGCACATAATCTCTTGGCCCGCAAAAGAGTGGTCGAAGTTACTCCCGGAAGCCTACTCTGCCCCTTTAACAGGGCGAGTATTTGCTTACGGGGTGTTAGATTGCCAAACCTTATTCATAGATTACTATGAGCAAGAATTCGGTGTTAAGTACAAGATGTTCCCTTCTGAGTACGATTGGTGGGCAACAGGCAAAGACTACTATGCAGACAACTGGGATAGCTGGACTGAGGGGGATTTTATAGAGGTTAAAGACCACACAAAGATTGAGAAACATGATGTAATATTAATGAAGGTACTATCTAATGTTTCTAACCACTTAGCTATCTACTTAGGTAATAATATGATACTACACCATTTAATGGGGAGGCTCTCTACAAAAGATATATATGGAGAGGCATACCAAAAGAACACCACACATGTATTAAGGCACAAATCATTATGTTAAGAAAAGTAACATTATACGGGGACTTAGGAGAGAAGTTCGGGAGGGAGTGGACGTTAGACGTGTCAAACCCCCACGAAGCAGCAAAGGCTATAGAGGCCAATATGCCGGGGTTTTACGAGTACATTATGGACAGAGAGTACCACGTTACCTCTGCAGAAGAATACTTAGGGCAGCAGCACTTAATGGACCCTCTAGGTTCGAGAGACCTAAAGTTTATACCTATTATTAGCGGCTCTAAGAGTTCTGGAGTAGGCATGATACTACTAGGGGCTCTTATTGTATTTGCACCTTATTTGGCAGGGCTAGCTACTGGCGTGGGCACTGGCTCAACATTTGCTAGTACCTGGGCAGTCGGCATGGGTACCTTTGGTGTTGGGGCAAGTACTGCGGTATCTTTGTCATCTTTTGCTCTTCAAGCGGGAATGAGTTTAATGATGTCAGGGATAGCGCAGATGCTGGCCCCTAAGCCAAACAAGCCTCAGACTAGTGAGGTAAACAACGGGCAGTCTTACAACTTTAATGGCCCAGTAAATACTTCTGCACAAGGACTACCAATACCTTTGTGTTACGGAGAATTAATAGTTGGTGGCGCTCTTATTAGCGCCGGAGTAACTACGGAGGAAACAGATGGCCAGTAATAACGTATTAAGAGGCTCAGGTGGTGGAGGAAAAGGCGGAGGGTCTCCTCGACAGGCAGTTGAGGACCCAGATACTCTCCATTCTGTACAGTACGCCCAGGTTTTAGACGCAGTTTCTGAGGGAGAAATAGTAGGTCTAGTAGCCGGCCATGAGAGTATCTTCTATAATGAGACCCCTCTGATGAATACTAACGGTACTTATAACTTTGATAATGTTAAGACATACTCAGTTATGGGAACAACTGATCAAGAGGTGATTCCGGATGCGGGCAGTATTAGGGGTCAGGAAGCTGTGCAAGCTGAAATTAAAAAAGGAGTGGGAACCGCTCCTCCTATTACTATATATAATGGAGACCTAGATGCTATAGCAGTAACTATCTCTTGTAATCAGTTGACGACTCAAGATAAGGAAAATGGCGATATACACGGTGCAAAGGTAGACTATGAAATCTACCTTATGTATAATAATGATAGTAACTGGCATAAAGTTGTATCCGCTTCTTTCGATGGAAAGACCACGTCAAAGTATACTAGACAACACAGAATTAACTTAGATAAGACGATTTATAGCACTGAAGTTACTATAAAGATACTTAGGCTAACGGACGAAGCTAGTGATAGTGCTTTAAATGATACTATTTACTGGGAAAGTTTTACCCGTATTATTGATAACAAATTAAGATACCCGCATACTGCTTTGATAGCTACTCAAATTAATGCTAGGCAGTTCAGTAGTATACCTAAGAGAGCTTACCATATCCGAGGCATAAAGTGTAAGGTTCCTACAAACTACCACGGATATGATCCAGACACTTTAGCAGCGGGGGACAACCTATATTCGGGGCACTGGGACGGCACTTTCAATAATGTAATGTGGACCAGCAACCCTGCGTGGATCTACTATGACATAATTACCAATAAACGTTACGGACTCGGGGAGTACATTAGAGGTACGCAAATTGATAAATGGGCCCTATACCAGATTGCAAGATACTGCGACGCAGTCGATGATGCAGGAGACTTTGTAGGTGTAAAATCCGGATTTAAAGACGCTGCAGGTGCTACCTTGTTGGAGCCTAGGTTTGCGTGTAACGTGTACATACAGGACCAACAAGAGGCTAT